GATTCTGAAACTGAAACAGTTACAGAGACAACAAACCCAAATGAAGGAGACAAGATGGACAACACTACCGAACCAGTAGCTCCTGCCGTTGAACCGGTAGCAGCTCCAGAAGTCGCACCTGTACAGGCATCACGCCCGGCTTACTACACAGCACCACGCTCACCAATTGTGGACAAGGTGTCATACCTTGAGCACTACCTACGCGCAAGCGTTTTGCACGATGAGGATTCACGCCAGTATGTAAAGGCAGCTGATAACACAACATCAACAGCACCCGGCATGATCCCAACACCACAAAGCACACAGGTAATCAATGCACTTGCAAATGCTGATCGCGGTTGCATCGATGGCATCAGCCGTGAAACTTTAGTGGCCGAAGGTATGACTTTCGAATTGCCGCGTGTAACCGCTGTGCCCAGCGTTGATCCAATTGCTGAAAATGGTGCAATCACAGAATCATCACTATCAGCAACATTTTTATCAGTCAGCGTGCAACCATTCAAAGGCCGCGCTATTTCCACAGTAGAGCTCATTGATCGCAGCCGACCAGAATACCTAACAGCACTTTTGCAGAATCTTGAATTTGCTTATGCAAAAGAGACTGATGAGTATGCGCTTGCAGCAATGCAAGCGGCGGTTACTACAACAACAGCACAGACAGCAAACTCAGCAACCGGATTCCTTGGATACACATCAAAGGCAGCCGCAGCTGTTTATGGCGCATCACTTGGATTCGCTCGCTCACTTATTGTCTCCAGTACCCAATGGGGCAACATTATGGGCTATAACGACAACGGGGCACCGCTATACAACGCAGCACAGCCATCAAACGCAGCTGGAAATGTTCGCGGTGATTCGTTGCGCGGTGTAGTTTCACCGGGTCTGAACCTTTATGTTTCACGCTCATTTGGTAACGCTGGTACAACAACAGCCGATGGCGATTCTTCAATGGTAGTTGTAAATCCAGATTCATACACATGGTATGAGTCACCACGCTTTACGCTACGCAGCAATATCAACAGCGATGGAACAATTGACATCCTGTACTACGGCTATGGCGCACTCGCTGCCAAGGTGCCAAATGGTGCACAATTCAATAACCTCCCATAAATAACCATCTATCATCGATAGCGGTCGCTCCCGAACGCTATTGACACGAAAGGAACCGAGATGCCTGCAATAGTTACAGCCTCACAGCTGAGAGCGATTTTGGGTGTCTCGGTTTCTTTGTATTCGGATGCACAGCTTGATTCATATATTGATTCAGCTGAGCAAACGATTTTGCCTTTACTTACGCAATACCAATCATCGGTGACTTTTGCCAATGTGAGTGATTCCGTCATTTATTTCACCACACAGCGGCCAAATTATTTTGTGCCGGGTCAATCTGTTGTTGTTACCGGGGCCGGAACTTACAACGCGACCTATACAGTCACCGATGATCGGATTGAGCCTTACACTTTTACAGCTGCAACAGCCGCAGCTGATAGAACATATCCATTGCCGTTTATTCCAGCGGCAACAGCGACATTGAGTGGAGCATCGGCAGCACAGCTGTACGCATCGACACCACCAATTGAAAATGCAATTTTGGTTGTAGCGGTTGAAATTTTCCAGAGCATTACAGCTCCCGGCAATCAAATGATGTCAGATACTTTTCAGCCAACGCCGTTTATTTTAGGCCGTAGCTTAAGCAATAGAGTGATCGGCCTTTTGGGGCCGTTTCTTGATGTTGAAACGATGTGTCAATGACTATTGAATCAGCGATCCGCACACCATTGAAAACAGCACTTTCATCAATTGCTGCCAATGTCTATAACGGCATCCCAGAAACTATGACCAGCCCATCAATTTGCTTGATCCCGGGTTCACCATATCTTGAAAGCGTTTTGATCAATGGATCAACAACAAAAGTGAGAATTAATTTGACTGTCACCGGCGTTGTTGGATACACAAACAATGCCGCAGCTTTGGACAATCTCGAAACATTGATGATCAATATCATCAGCGCAATGCCCGGCGGTTATGTCGTGGGAGATGTAAGCGCACCTCAATCATTGGAAGTCGGCGCGGGTAAATATCTCGTTGCCGATTTACAAGTCAGCACCTACTACACCAACTAAGGAGAAATCATGCCAACAACAATCATTACGGGCAGAGATATCACATTCACCATTGCTGGTGATAGTTTCGATGCTCAGGCCACATCAGCGACTTTGACAGTCGATTCAACAATCAATACATATCAAACACTCGATGGCAAGGCGTATTACACAACAGACACACAAGGCACATTTGCTGTTGAAATGTTAGCCGATTGGGGTGCAGCCAATTCACTTTGTGAGGAGCTTTGGACAGCGGCAACAAGCGCACCACAGACTGGCCTTTCAGTAATTTTTGGAGCGGATTCAGGAGCATCATTTGCTTTTGATGTTCAGCCAATCTTGCCATCTGCCGGCGGCACAGCACCGGATGCTCAAACAGTCTCACTTTCATTCACTTGCGTCACAACACCTATTTTGACAATTAGCTAAGAGAAAAGGAATCGGGAGCATGAAACTACCAATCACGATTGAATTCAACAATGGTGAAAGCGCGACCCATATCGCGCTTCCACCGGAGTGGATGAAATGGGAACAAAAAACCGGAAACACGATCCAACAAGTAGCCGAGAAATTGGGTATTGCAGATTTGATGTTTTTGGCATATCACGCCAGCAAGCGCGAGGCAGCCGGTAAGCCTGTCAAGCCATTTGAAGCGTGGTGTGAAACTGTGACTGATATACACATGGGAGAAACCGAAAACCCAAAAGTTACGAGTCCGGATCAATAAACCGGATTCTTTGGGAACTCGCAATTGCCACGGGATTATCACGATCAGAATTTGAAACCGCTGAGGATATTTTAACGGCATTTGAGATTATGGAGAGGCGCGATGGCAAGTAAATCAACAAGAGATACCGGCACATTCTCTTTTACTGTCGAGCCATTAGAGCTTAAAAATCTCTTTTCTTTATTGTCAGCTTTACCAAAAGAGGTACAAGGTGAAGTCCGTGATTCTGCACAAGTCATGTCAAAGCGGCTTGCAGGTCAATTGATGCAATTTGGATTGGTTTCTCCGACACCTCAAACAAAATTGGTCATGGAATCCATTACTACACCACGCGACCGATTGATTCGGGTTGATATTGGTGGCACTAAGCAAGTCGGCCGGAAATATGGCGGAAACACAACAAAAAGTGGAAAACGAACAAGCCAAAAAAGAGCACAAGCCGGCACATTGCTTTGGGGATCAGAATATGGATCGCACCCGGGAATTGATCGGCGTGGTCGCAAATACACAAATCGTTTTAAAGCTGCCAGAAATCCGGGCGGATATTGGATCACTCCGGCTGTTGATTATTACACACCTGTTGTTGCTAAAGAATATATTGCAATGGTTCAAACACTTATTCGAGCGAATGGATTAGATTGATGGCAAGAATTCCAAAAGTCACAGTCTCCTTTGATGCCGATCTTGATTCGTTAAAAAAAGGCGTCAAAAGCGCACAAACTGATGTTGATGGTTTTGCCACAAAAATAGGAGACTACGGCAAAAAAGCAGCATTAGCATTTGCCGCCGTAGCCGCTGCCGCCGGTACCATGGCAATAAAAATTGGTGTAGATGCTGTAAAAGCTGCAAGTGACCTTGGAGAAACAATCTCAAAGGTTAATGTTTTATTTGGTGACACTTCAAAAGATATTCAAGAATTTGCCAATGGTGCCGCTAAATCGCTCGGACAGACGAAACAGCAAGCTTTGGATGCTGCCGCGACATTTGCAACATTTGGCCGATCTGCCGGGCTGAGTGGCAAGGATTTGAGCAAGTTTTCAATTGACTTTGTAAAGCTTTCATCCGATCTTGCATCTTTCAATAACACCTCACCAGAGCAGGCAATCAATGCAATTGGATCAGCTTTACGAGGCGAGGCCGAGCCGCTCAGAGCTTATGGCGTTTTGCTCGATGATGCCTCATTGAAACAAGCTGCACTTTCACTCGGAATCATCAACACGACAAAAGAGGCATTAACACCTCAACAAAAGGTTTTGGCCGCACAGGCTCTCATCTATGAACAAACCGGTGCTGCACAAGGCGATTTTGCACGAACAAGCGATGGCCTAGCAAATCAAACACGAATTCTCACAGCTCAGCTCGAAAATGCCAAAGTGACTATTGGTGAGGCTTTATTGCCCATTGTTTTGGAATTGGCCACTTTCTTTTCAGAAAAAGTTATTCCAATTGTTGAGCAAGTCGCGGCAGCTTTTGGCGAAAATAAGGATGGTCTAGGCGGCACACTCACCACGCTTGCCGATGGAATCAAATCATTTGTTCAACCAATTTTCAACGGATTCAAAAAGGCTTTTGATAGCATCAAAGATACTATTGTTGAAAACAAAGATGAATTTGAAAAGTTCTTTAATGTCGTAAAAGCTGCGGCTCCAATCATTGGCAATGTAATCGGGGCGGCTTTTGATGTCATTGGAAAGCTTGCAAGCATTGTTCTCAATGTCATGGCAAATGTGGTTGGTGCTTTGCAAGGATTGATCAACACAGCAATTGATTTGATAAATATTGCAATTCGCGGAATTAACCTTGTTAAGCCCGGTGCGGACATCTCACCCATCGGCAAAATTGGAACAACTAGTAGCAGCACATCCACAGGCCCATTGGGTAATTTCAGCATGAGCACCGGAAAACCGAGCACCACAAATTCCGCCTCATCTATCACCCCAACTACATCAACAACAGCAATTTCATCGGTTGCCGCCTCAGCTGCCGCCGCTGCATCAGCTTCGAACAATATTGTCAATGGTTCATTTAACGCTGGCAGATTTAGACAAGGCGAAGCTGCCACAATGGGCACAGTCATCAATTTGACAGTCACAGGAGCTTTTGAGCCCGAAGGCACAGCTCGCACAATCATTGACACACTTAACAATTCTTATTATCGCGGCACCGGCGGCGGATCAAATCTACAAGGCATCGCATGACAGTTTTTAATCCTGTATGGCGAGTGACGATTGGCGGCGTGCAATATGAAACCGCCATTTTGGCCAATCTGACCATTACATCCGGCCGAACAAATATTTATGAACAGGCACAAGCCGGTTATACAAGCTTGCAGATTATCAATCTTGATCAATCCAATGTCCCAATTGAGATCAATGATTCACTTACCATTGAGCTGCGAGATTCCACAGCTACATTTGTGCCAATCTTTGGCGGCTCGGTGGTTGAGGTAGGCATTGCCGTGGCCGAACTTGGTAATGTCGATTATGCACAGCGCATTAGCGTTATTGCTTTGGGCGCGTTGGCACGGCTGCCAAAAGCTTTAACCAATGGAGTGTTAGCAAAAGATTTTGATGGTGAGCAGATTTACGATGTTTTGTTCCCATTGCTTTATGATTCATGGCAAGAGGTGCCACAAGCTTTAACATGGGCAACCTATTCTCCAACGACAACATGGGCCAATGCCCAAAATTCCGGGTTAGGTGAAATTGATCGACCAGGCAATTATGAGCTTGCAGCTCGATCAAGTGAGCGCACCGATGTTTATTCTTTGGTTTCAGCTCTGGCCACATCAGGATTGGGATATATCTATGAATCCTCAACCGGCCAAATCGGCTATGCAGACAGCACACACCGCACTTCATATTTAGCTGCAAATGGTTATGTCGAACTCACAGCAAATCATGCTGTTGGATCGGGCCTAAGCATCCAACAACGCGCAGGCGATGTGCGTAACTCAATTACTTTAAAATATGATGCAACATCATCATCAGAAAAATCTGCCAGCGATCCAACATCGATTGGCTTATATGGCCAATTAGCTCAAATCATCACCACGACATTACACAATGCGGCCGATGCACAGGATCAGGCCGATTTTTACCTTTCGCTGCGAGCTTATCCGCAATTCAATTTCAACAACATCACCTATGAGCTGACAAATCCAGAGCTTGATGATGCTGACCGGGATGCCTTGATCGGGGTTTTCATGGGGATGCCGGTCGAGATCAGCGACTTACCGCTTAACATGACTTCCGGAGATTATCTGGGTTTCGTTGAAGGCTGGACATTTTCGGCCCGATACAATGAGGTAAGCGTTTCGATGATTTTGTCACCGATTGCATTTTCATTGCAAGCCATGCAATGGAACGATGTGCCGGCAACAGAAACATGGAGCACAATCAATCCAACTTTGGATTGGATCAATGCCACGATTGTGGCGTAAGGAGAAAACATGAGCAATCCGACAAGTAATTACAGTTTCCAAATGCCAACATCGACCGATTTGGTCACGGATTTGCCGGCTGATTTTGAAGTATTTGGTCAGGCGGTCGATACTCAAATGAAAACCAATGCCGATGCTGCAACTCAAAAGGCAACATTAACAACCAAAGGTGACATTTACGCGGCAAGCGCTGCCTCAACGCCCGCGCGACTTGCGGTCGGTGCAAATGACACAGTACTCATTGCCGATTCAAGCACCGCAACTGGGTTAAAGTGGGGAACAGTCGCTGGCGGTGGCATGACCTTAATTCAAACAATTACGGCAAGCGCAACTACAAGCGTTTCATTTACATCAATACCGACTACTTATAAGCAACTTTATGTTCTTTTTAGAAATGTAACTTGCGCAAATTCAGGCGAAACAATTACTGTGAGATTAAACAATAGTAGTGCTGCAAAGTATCAAATGTTTTCAATTGAAAAATTTACTTCCAGCATTGGCGCGAATGTTTACGAAGACGCAACGCAATTAGATCGTGTTATTAATAACGCTGGAACCAATGCCGCCGTTAATGCAAGAACACAATCGGGTTATTTTTCCGTTCTAGATGCAGACCAAGTTTCTAACCATGCTCTTGAGTTTTGGTCAGGCGGTGTTAATGGTTCGGGCGTTGCAGTTGGAACGGCAGGTCGTGGGTTATTTTATCCAACAACAGCAGCAGCAATCAATCGAATTGATTTTCTTGCCACCGCACCAAATGACATGACAGGCACTTTTCAACTATACGGAGTTAACTAATGATTATTGAAGCAAATTGCACGACAGGCGAAATCGTAGAACGCGAAATGAACGCCGAAGAATTGGCACAATCACTTAAAGATCAAGCTGAAACATTGGCAGCAAAAGATGCCGAAAGAACAAAGGCTGCTGAAAAGGCTGCATTGCTGGCAAAATTAGGAATCACCGAATCAGAAGCGGCTTTGTTGCTTTCATGACATTTCCTCAAGGCACATTGCCGCGTTTGATTCAGGTTGCGCTCGCTGAGGTGGGCACGGCTGAAACCGGCAACAATGAAACAAAGTACGGCAAATTTATGAAAGCCGACAAGCTGCCATGGTGTGGGTCGTTTCTTAATTGGTGCGCATATCAAGCCGGTGTGAAAGTGCCAAATGTTGTCAGCACTCGTGCTGGAGCTGAGGCATTTCAAAAGGCTAAGCAATGGCACACCACACCAAAAATTGGTGATTTTGTTTTCTTTGATTTCATTGTTGATGACAAAACCACAATTAACCACATCGGGTTGGTGATCCGCTGTTCAGAAAAGCAAATCGTGACCATTGAAGGCAACACATCCGGTGCTGGCGATCAGCGCAATGGTGGAGAAGTCATGGTCAAATCAAGAGCTTTGGGAGCACGCTCATTTGTAGTCGGTTACGGCCGGCCAGCTTATGAGCCATTTTCCGGTGAATTACCGGATCGACCAAAAGGAGAAAAATGATGGATCAATTTAAAGCAATGGCAGCCTCATGGGGTCGCTCTTACATCGCAGCTGCATTGGCTGTGTATATGGCCGGTGGAGACATCAAGGCAATGGCAATGGGCGGTGTGGCCGCTGTCGTGCCCGTGATCTTGAGATGGCTCAATCCAGCTGACAAATCTTTCGGATCAACGGGGAAATGATCCCGAAACTACGCGCGGCAGGTTTAGCTTTGATCCTTTCGCTAAGCCTTGCCGGGTGTGGTTATCAAGGTTGGGTCAGGTACCCATGCCAAGAGCACGAGAATTGGGAAAACCCAGAGTGCAAAAAACCACAATGCAAGGTGACTGGTACCTGCACAGAGGATGTGATTGGTGATGGCCTCAAAGAATAAAGAGCGATTAAGCCAAGAGGACATTAAAGCTCGATTGATGTTTCTCATTGGCGCGGTGCTGGCGATTGTGTTTCTTATTGTTACATTAGGCATCACCTATGCATTGATATTTGTGACACAGCCAATTGGTGCTCAAGCTCCCAATGATGCAGCTTTCATCGATTTGCTCAAAACTTTAGCAATTTTCCTCACCGGGTCATTGGGTGGGGTTTTAGCATCCAACGGCCTCAAAGACAAGCAAAACAAATCTGAGTATGAGAAAGCAATCGAGAAGCGTTTTGGCGGTAGCGACACGCCATGATTTGAGCGTGATTGTTGAAATTGTCGGCTGATCCTGTCACTCTCTCTTTTGGGAGCGAAGCACAGTAGTTCCCGAATCGGGAGCAATACAATGAACGAAGCATCAATCGTGATCTTTATGATCATCGCCGGGGCCTTATGGGCTGTCATGTCTTATTCGGTCGGATTCCGGGAAGGCCAGCGACAAGGCTACACACGCGGCCGTGCGGTAGCACGCCATGCTGTTTCAGCTGATCGTAAGGTGGACAACTAATGGCCGGATTTCTAGACAACTACGAAGGCAACAAAGAGCGCACGGATCGTTGGCTGCGCACATTTCCAAATGGCAGGCTTGAGGCGCACATTGTTGAATTCAATGCCGATAAAGGCTTTGTGCTGGCACAAGCTAAGGCATGGCGCAATCAAGATGAAACAGAGCCGGCCGGTATTGATTACGCTTTCGGCTATCGCGAGGCGTACAACCCGAACATGAAACGATGGTTTGTTGAGGATACTGTCACATCAGCTTTGATGCGCGTGATGGCCTTGGTTATGGGCGGCACAGAAAAAGCGACCAAAGAAACCATGGAGCAAGTCAAAATCAATGATGCAACAAAGCCGGTTGAGCACGATTACTGGACAACCAAATTTGGTGATGTGCCAAGCTACAAAACAGCTGGAGAAGCTGAGCAAGCTGGTATCCCATCACTCGGATCATCGATGGATGAGATTGCCAAGCAATTGGGCGGTGAGCTTATACAAGAGGCACCACAATGCCGACATGGGCATCGCGTATGGCGCACCGGTACATCGGCCAAAACAGGTAAGGATTGGGCCAACTATTCATGCGTAGGCAAAAAGCCGGATCAATGCGATCCATTGTGGTATGTATTCACAAGCGATGGCACATGGAAGCCGCAGGTGTAATCATGGCCGATTATTCAGAAATCATCTATCCACAGAGCATGACAGCCAAATTGTTGCTCAATGGTGAAGTCGTTGAGGAATACAAAATTGAACAATGTGACAAATGCTCACAGCTGAGGCGATTCGACAAATTCGGATACCAAAAAGGCTATGACAAAACAGACAACATCATTTGGTTTTGTGGTGATTGCCGGTGATCGACCGCATCGAGGAAGTGCAATGCATGATTGCAGCCATTTCACATTGTCATGATCGATCAGCTGATCACAGCTCACGCATCGTGCGCAATCTGTCATGGTTCGAGTATGTTGCACAAAACGCTGAATCAATGGTGTCTGAGTGGACTGTGGCCAAAGCTTTGGGATATGAGTACACACCGGGCATCACATGGGATAAGTCAAAAGCTGATGTGGGCGAGCACATCGAGGTCAAATGGTCTCCCAATCCGCACTCAAATTTGTGGATTCAGGAATCAGATCGACATGACAGAGACATCGCTGTGCTTGTTACCGGTAACTCACCAAAGATGCACATTGTTGGCTGGATGCCGGTGGCCGTAGCTAAGAAACCACGCTATCGAAATGCATCACAAAACAATTGGAGCGTGCCACAAATCAACCTACAACCAATCGAGACATTGATGCGGAGCAATTATGCACATCCTTCAATTTGATTGTTCAATCTGCAAAAAGCT